GTCGTTTCAAAACAAATGGATGATGTTATAACATTTTTATTTCCCAAGAAAGCAGACACTGCAAACAACATAGATACTCAATACAAAGTTGCGCAAATAAATACAAGTATGAGAACAATATATTATCTAAGATGCGACTTCAGAGAATTAAAAAATTTACAAAAAATGCTTGAGAAAAATGATTTTAATACAGCTGCAATGGGTGCTCTCATTGATGAATTGATTAGAAGCAAAAAGATCAAAAAGACTAGAGTAGATGGACAGCTAGATGGATTTAAAACAAATAAAGAATTTACAGATTTAATATCTCAGTACGAGAACATGTTTTTTAGAAATTTGAATATCCCAGAAGAAGATAAAAAGTTTTTTCCTGCTCAAGTAAAAGGGATACAGTTTCTTTACTCCAGACAAAGTGCACTTTTAGGAGATGAGGTTGGTGTAGGAAAAACGATTCAATGCATAGTCGCAGCAGATATAAGAATGAAAACAAGCGGACCTGGCTGCTTGATTATAACAAAAAATGCAGTTGTGCCACAACTTGTAGTAGAAATACAAAAAATTACTGGAGCTAGCGATGCTGACATATCTGAAAATTGGCAAGCACCATCACGATGGACTGTGTTACCATATCAGCTTTTTGAAGAAGATTCACTTTTCTCCAGTCCAGACGGATCAAAAAAACCATTAAGAGAAATTGTAACGGAAACTTTAATAAATTATGCAAAACAAAAGAAATTTACCGTATGCATATTGGACGAAATACACATGGTTAAAAATGGGAACCCAGAAGATAAAAACCTGAACGGTTTCCTAAAGCATAGAAACAGTCACAGAACATTTAACGTTCAAGAAGTTACTAAATATATACCGTTTGTATGGGGAGCTTCTGCAACAATCGTGGCAAACAAGCCAAGAGATCTTCTTAATCAGCTACAGGCAGTAAATCATGGACTAGGCAACATGGAATACGGAGAATTCAAAAGAAGGTTTGAGTCTTCAGATGATGAAGAAGAGAAAATGCAAAAAGCTGATATGATCAGAGACTTATTAACAGATCAGGGAATATATATAAGAAGAAGTAAAAAAGAAGTTAATCCAAACATACCAGAAATGACTGTAAATGAAAGTCCTATTTCTCTTTCTTCAGACGAAATTGATGAAATCATGCAGGGTGTTAGGAATAGAGAAAGACCATCTGCTCAAGAAATGAGTAAGATAAGAGAGAAAATTGCAATGAGCAAAGTACCAAATACTGTGGCTTATGCAATTTCTATCATGGAAAGAGGTAATAAAGTTGGTATATTTACAGCTCACGCAGATTCTTTAAAAGAGATACAAAGACTTTTGAAGCTAGATTTAGATGCTATGTATCCTGGACAGAATAAGCAAGTAGCAGCCATATACGGTGGACAGAACAGAACAGAAAGACAGAATCTAATCAACGAATTTAAAAACCCTACCTCACAATATATGGCAATAGTAATAAGCATAGATGCAGGCGGAACTGGATTAGACTTTCCGAATATACTTACAGACGTAATTGTCAATGACTTTGATTGGTCTCCAAGCGATGACGACCAGTCTCTTGGAAGATTTTATAGAATAAGCTCAAGAAAATCAATCAATGTGACATATATGATTGCGGATAACACTCTAGACAGAAAATTCTATAACTTACTACAAGAAAAGAAGAAAATAGCTGAAAAGATTCAAACACTATCGGAAGCAGAAAAGAAAGCAGCAGAATCTACTTCTACTGATGCTAAAGAACAGCTAGCAAGAATAAGAAAAGAAAAATGGGACGCCATTAAGCATCTTTCCGGCATAAGAAACTTGTCAAGGGGAACTAGTCCAGATGCATTTGCTGAGATTTAGTCTTCTTTAACCCTGTGTTTGTTAACTACCGCAAAAAACATTCCCCATTGGCCTTTTGATATCATTTTTTCTAATCTAGAAAAATTGCTTGGCGATATGTTTTCTAGTTCATACTTGCGATGTTTATGCCCAGACTTCGTATATTCGTCAACGTCTACTGACACTAATTCAGATGAGCGCTTGTAGTGCAGCTTAACCTCTAAGCTTTTTCTTGAGGAACTAGATTTGCCAGATTTTAAAACTGCTGATTGGAATCTAGAAACAGAATGAGACGTTGATGCTGTTTTTACAAAATCTTTTATTAAACTAAAAATCCTGCGCATACTATTAATTCTATAGCAGCAGACTTATACCTTATTTTTAACTAATATAATTTTACCATCTTTGATAGACATTTTCAATTCATCTCCATCATTCCATTTTAAATTATTAATAATTTCATCTGGAATGGGCAAAAAATAAAGTTCATCGGAATTAATTTGATAGTCACTTTTATCAACCAAATGAACTTCCAGTTTTGATAAAGCAGAAATCGTACTTTTCCTGGTCATAGAAACTCCATAGCGGACAGAGTGGGATTCGAACCCACGTTACGGTTTCCCGTAAACAGCATTTCCAATGCTGCTCCTTCAACCACTCGGACATCTGTCCTAGTCTTCTATATCTATATCCGAAGAGTGGCTGTCAATGACCGGAATAGCAAAATCTCTTGGTAAATTTTCGTTGTTTTCTCGTTCTATGCACATAAATTATTTTAAATTGAGCAAATACTTAGTTTTGTTAACCACAGCCAGCATCTCATCTTTAATGTTGTGAAGATCGGAACGATGCTCTGGGATAGCGTCAGAAAGACTTTCAGAAACAAACTTCTCTACACTACTCATAAAGTCTAAGGGAGATATGGAATCAATTGAGTGACACTTACACTCAAAAGATCCTACCTCCAAGATAGACCTATCGCCACCAGCAAATATCTCAATAAAGTCGTCTACAAGTTCATCTAGGTCTTCGTAAGCAGACCCAAGGGCCTTGTGCTGGGCATATGAAGTTGTTTGCCAGTGTAAAATTCTTAATTGGTTTTGTATTGTAAGAAAACTTTTAATAAGCATATAGTCATTCTCCTATTACAAGATAATACCAATTTTCTTATCACTGCACCTCTTTGACTGGAGGCTTTGAGCGCTGACATGCTCCGCAGCCCTTATTTACGGGCTGACCAGTAGCAATATTAGATATTCTCTTGCCAAGATGCTGTCTACCTATATTTTTTATATTGTGCTTATTAAAAGGGCAGAATATAAGTTTAGGATTGACCTGAGACTTTACTCCAGTAAAATAGTCTTCCGATGTCCATGCTGTGCCGTCTGGAAGTTTATCTGTAAACACTCCAGTCACATCTATCCCGTATGTATCTGAATTATTTGAAATTAAATACTTATTTTTATCTTGCATATTTGTATTCATTATGACAGAAAGAACAAGTTCATCATTTACTTTCATATTTCTTTTTCTTAAGTGATCAGAAGCAAGCTTAGTCATAGAGTAAAAGTCATTTACAAAATTTGGACGAACCATAAAATGGTTTGCGTTTAGATTGTAACAATCATTAGAAAGATTGCCAAAGCTTCTTACAGCGTCAGAAAATTGAAGAACATTTATTTCATTCCACTCTTGTCTTTGCAAGTTGTCGCCCATCAAATTAGATTCTAAGAATGATAAACAATGTTCATCGCCCATCAACTCACTCAAAGAGTTAGTAAAATTGTAAACCATATAATGATTAGGACCAAAATATGCTAAAAGAGCATCTGGATGCATTGAGTGAAGTTTTGAAAGGTATTCAAACTTCCACATTCCAAAAAAGTCAAGCTTGATTGATTGATCGATTGGAATGCTTGTAGCTCCTGCAATTTCAAAATCTGACCATACTACAAATTCATTTTGATTACCAGCAGCTCTTAAAGAACGCACAAAGCCCTGCAATGCCAAACATGAGTCTCCACTACAAACTGACCAAATTATCTCTCTCATACTAACTCCCATGAATAATAGAAAGTATTTTTATTACAAAATCTGATGGCGCAATACATTCAAAAACACATTTGTCATCTGACTTATTATATATCGACAAATCATTTATCTCTCTAAAAGATTTATAAGGTATCCCGTAGTGAAAATTATCAAATATTTCTTGTGGAACGAACACTTTTTCTCCACTTGAATATAAAATAATTGATTTTCTTATAATCTCATTATTGTCTCTCATTTGCGGGAGGACTATCCATCCATTTGAAGATTTGTGTACTGGATAGTTTTCTAAACATTCTATACCGCATTCAATCCCATTCAGATTAAGTTGTTTAATTTGATTCTTTAAAACTACATCATTTTTTGATGAACTATTCACAATAATATTATAATTATTATTTACTGGATCTAATAAATCTAAACTTGAATTCTTATACACAAAAATTTTTACGAATGGATTAATGTTTCTTATAACATTAGTTACGCCAAAATGATCACTTACTTCATCAACTAATATAAAGTCAAAAAACCCAAGCAATATTTCTCTGTAAAGACTTTCATTTATTTTGTCACTCACTATAACGCAAATTCTTTTAATATCTTTAATTTTAAAAAATTCAAAAGAATTTTGTGGAAATTTAGATTCACCAAAATGAAAGGAGCATAAAAAATTAAACATACTCGCATCTTTAGAATTAACTAATCTTGCTATGCTTGTATGAATGTTATTTTCGCTAAAGCTATCTGTTGATTCATCAACTAAACAGATATGGGTAAATTGTATGAAATTAGTTTGCCAAAAACCTAACTCAAAATTTGAGTTAGATAACTTAGCTGATTTGTTTAAAAATATCCAAGGCTTGTTTCTACGCATTTAAACTGTTCATTTTATTATTCATACTATGCCATAGCTTTATCGTATTTAGTGGCACTTTTTCTACACGACCTCCGTGCTTGATTGGTTTTACCAAAGCATAAGAATCATGTAGCTCAAGCAGCCTAGCCCTAGACTGATGGGGAGCCCTTCCTTTTGGATTGTAGCGCACCCAGACCTGAGACTTTGTCGATAACATCTTACGCATTGACTCTAGCTGATTCATGCCAGTATCATAGCGTGTACGATAGGAGTGTCAAGTGGGTAAAGAAGAAAATACTGTAGTTTTGAACCTAAAAGACCTACAAGAAGCTTGTCAGATAGCTGAAAAAAGAATGGAAGGAGTTAAAGACCTTGGGCTCCACGATAAGCACGGTGCTTCTAGTTTAAAAAACTTAGATTATCATCTTTTAGGAGCTAGAGGAGAAGTCGCTTTTAAAAAGTTTTTGGGCGTTGAGGATAAGCTTACAGCTAATACTTTTAAGTCATCTCCAGACGTTAAAAAATACGAAGTAAGAACCGCAAGAGAAGATCATTTTGATTTAATACTTAGAAAAGACGATCCCGACCACAAGATATATGTTCTTGTAGTCGGGAGCGGCTGTAAATACAGGATTGCTGGCTGGCTTAAAGGCTCAGAGAGATATGCTCATGAGATGAAGACATATAACGAGAGGCCAAAAGCATGGTTTATACCACAATCAGCTATTCATCCTGTCGCAGACTTGCCAGACTGACTGGTCAGCCCCTTGCGGCGACGCGATCTTGCTTCTTTCTCCATCTGAGCCTGCGTAATTGCCTGCTGGCGCTTTGCCTTGATTCTTTCCTTACGCTTCTTCTTAACTTTAAGCATTCTTCTTCCGGTCTTATTCATAGTCTTTTTCCTTCTTTGGGGGATTGGAGACACAATCAATCATTCTCTGCTTTAACGTCTTCTCGAGCTGAATGCATGAATTTCTTGCAAATTTTAAAGCTTCTTTTTTACTCTTGAAAACGCCAATTGGAAAATACATGCCATCTACACATGTGTAAACATTGTAAATGATTTCTAATTCTTCTCCCTCTTCATCATCGTTATAAGAAGTTTCAACATAAATCTTAAAGATGTTTCCTGGCAAAAGAAATTCTTTTTTCTGCTCTTTTACGTCTTCACTATCAGCTAAAAACATGGCAAACTCAATGTCGCCATTCGTTACTTTTTCTCTTTCTTCCATATCTTTTCTCCTTTTGATAATTTAGGCGACATACAAAGTACGCTTCACACCTATATATATCCCTTGCGTAAGACGAGTGACCACAAAACAGGTAGACACTTTAAACACCTATTGTGTGATGTTCGAAGTACTCATTAAGTTGTCTATTGACACGAATGAATTTCGAATTCATATACAAATCTTTAAGATCAAAACAGTTTGTGTAAGAACAAGTTGAACGCAAGCCTCCCAAAATGTGATTTACAGTTTCTTCAACTGAACCCTTAGCTTCCATAAGCACAACTCTTCCTTCCGAAGTTCTGTACTTAGAATTATTTCCTATCTTTTTTAAAGCACGTGAAGAAGAAGATCCTGAGAAAATAAATCTTCTCTTTTCTCCATCGTCAATGACCACTGCATCGTCTGCGCCCTCGTCATGACCAGCGAGCATCCCACCAAGCAGAACGATCTCAGCGCCAGCGGCAAAAGCCTTAGACACGTCCCCTGGATGAACACATCCGCCGTCACTAACTATGCCGCATTCACTTTCCTCAGCAGCAATCCGACAATCTAAAAGAGCTGAAAGTTGAGGATAACCTATGCCAGCAACGCGCCGTGTTGTGCACACTGAGCCACTTCCTATGCCAACTTTGACAAAGTCAGCACCAGCACGAGCGGTATCGACAACTCCCTCTGGGGTGACAACATTGCCAGCGAGTATACCAATGTGCGGCCAACGCTCCCTAACGAGACTAACAAAATCTAAAAATTTGCCCATATAACCATTTGCGACATCAAGGCAAATAGTAGAAAAGTAATTTTCTATATTTTCGTTGAGGATAAGAGATTTGCTGTAATCATCTAACCCAAACGTTCCAAAAACGTAATCTGATTTTTTATAGTCTTCTTTCTCAAAAACGCCAGCTGTTGTATACTTTGTTAAAGTTGTTATCATTTTGTATGATGCCAACTTGTTGCCCATCGAAATGGTTCCCACTCCGTCCATATTGGATGCACACACAGGAACGCATGGTAAAGAAAAACCGGCTTTTCTGAAGTTCAATGGAACTTCAAGATTGACTTCTTTTCTGCTACTTACAGAAGTAGATTTTGGCAAAATTAGTACATCACAAAAATCAAGTTTTACATCTGGCTCAAATTTATTATGCATAATCTGCTCCTGATTAGCCGTCAATACTGGAAGTATGCTTTTTGGTTCTATTGTTTTTCCCATATGATTCTTTCTCGACAATGTCTTGCATGAACATTGCTGTTTTAACAACATGTTCAACAAAAGCTGGGTTTAATTTTTCAAGAACTGGAATTACAGAGTGCCTAACATATGCTCTTGACTTTTCTGTATTGAAGTTAGATTTATCAATACAATAAGGGACATTAGCCTTATTGCACAATTCTTCTAATTTTTTCTTTCTGACCTTAAGTAGTGGTCTTACAACATCAACATGTCCAAATGAAGAGTTTCTTTCTCTGACACCACAAAGACCGTTGATGCCACATCCTCTTGCCAAATGCATCATAACGGTTTCGGCAATGTCGTCTGCATGATGCGCCGTCATGATCACATCGCTATAATGTTTGAGGGCATGGTGCTGAAGGATCTGGTATCTTAATTCTCTACCAGC